ATGAAGATGAGGAATAAACAAGAAAGGGAAAATAATGTACATAGACAAATACAAAGTAGAAATAAAAGGTACTAAATATCACGAGAGAACTGACAAGAAAATGACAGATCAAGTGTTAGCTAGCTATGAAAGCAATGATGGTATGCAAGTAAAAGCATTAATAAATATACTTGAAGAACTTGCAGATAGCCATCAAGCGCACAACAATATTAGTTTTAATATTGTAATGAAACAATACGATCACGATTAAGAAAGGGAATAATGAAAAATCAAAAATGGATAGGTTTTAAAAAACCTAAATTTATTTGCATAGATTATGATTGTAAAGGCAATCCTTTAATTGATTGGCAAGAACAATTAAAATTAAAAATAGACAGAGATACTATTGGTTATGATTTTAAAGTTGTTGCTTATAGAAAAGTCCAAACTTGCATGGAAGATTAATCTTTATTATCAGAGGGTATATCAACTATATCCTCTGATACATCAATCATATCTGTTTGATTATCTTCCCATGAAATTTTAATTGATTGATCTGTCTTAACATTTTGTACCTTATTATCCGAATACAGATCAGTTAATTTGTTAGCAAGGAAGGTAATAAATTTTGTCTTCTCTCTTATCCATAATATCTGGTTAGGATTTTCAACCTCTTGATACTGAAAGATTTGCAACAACTTATCTATTAAAGTTTGTACACCATTCTTTCTAGCCTCAGTTACCCTCTCGTTTAGCTCTGGATTTTTCTTTAAGTACGCGTAGAACTTCATCAAGCTGAACTCGTACTGTTTTTCCTCTAAGATTTCTGTAAGTGTTAGACCTCTCGTTAGTTTTTCGCAGATTATATCTGCTTGGTTGGTTGTTATCAATTCTGACTTTGACTTTGCTGTAGTAATATTCTTTGAGTTGTTCATCTGTATATTTTCTAAATTGTTGTAGTTTACTTAGTTGTTTTATTCTAGTTTCATCTGTGTAGTTTGGTTTTCTAAAACCTTTAACATTTTGGTACCCATGATACTTACAATAAAAGGTTCCATTTGCCAACTGATAACCTTTCATTCTACAAGGAATTAGTTTACCCTCACGTCTACCAGCACGAGTGTAGCCTTGACAAAATACTTTACGCATTGGTCTTCCCGGCATTACTTCTTTGGTCTTCCTTTCCAATCTAAATTGTTACGTTTATTATATTCAACTTTCTCTTTGTATCTAGGGTTACTGTTCTTACTTATCTTAGAGAGTTCAGCTAATACTTTTTGAGGGTGTACATAACTTGCTTTACTTTCCCGGTCTAGTTCAGCCTTTCTTTCTTTAGCAAGTTTTATATAGTATGGATTGTTAGTATCTAAGTTAAGCTGTGCAAGGGGGAGCTTCGCTAAATTGTCTACTATAGCTTGTTGATTACCTCTATTATCTCTAATTATATTTTCTATAGTATATACTTCTAATGTATCTACTAATGTAGCTCTTATTTGCGCATTAGGTGGTTCAAATTTAGACATTGAGGTGTGTAGATTTGAGCTACCTTGAAATAGACCCTCATTTTTAATGAATAATTGATTGATAGAGTAAGTCTTGCCACTTCTACCTTTAGTTGAATAAACTACATTCATTTTCTCTAATGTATCTAATGATCTCTTAACAGTGGACCTCGATAAATTAGTATCTTTAGCTAAAGTCATGTGCCTTAAACCAGCCGAATAGTTATTCTTTTTCCAGCAGTGTTTCATGAGCGCCATGAATACATTAAGACAGTTAGATTTCTTTTGACCGGACAATCTGTTGAGATGAAAGTACAACTTGTACGTTATGTGTATAAACCCTCTAGTCTGCATGGTTCTTACAATAGTTTCTATGATTTCGCTGGAGGTCTAGCAAGATGGACAACCACTGGTCCTCATTCATCAGCTCAAACTCTGTCGGAGAGCTTGTTATACGCTTAATTCTAAAGGTTAGGGTGGTGTCGGTCAGATTTCTATAAAAAACTAAAAAGCAGGGTATATTTAAGCGACTAGCGAGGGTCTTTACAAGGTTTGTAGCCTTATATTTCTGTCCTTTATCATAACAAGTCTCCAATATAGCTAAAGGTTCGTAGCAACGTGGACAAACCTCGACACTATCAACATCAATCATAGCTATGCCATCATATTTCCTATGCCAATCGTTATAATTGCCATTGGAAAAAGCAAAAGTCCAACGTGCCATTAGTTTCTAAAGATACCCCAAACCAATACAAGTAACAAAGATGATAGCAACACCTGTAATTCTATTGGTGAGCCTAAAAATAACTCAATCATTTTTCCCTTTCTGTTTTATTAATAATATTTCGTTTTCTTTTTCTTCTAATTTTTTTTCAAGTGCCAGTATAATATCAGATTGTTTTTTGATATACTTCTTAGCTCGTTTCAATTCAAACTTACAATCAACCTCATCAAACATACCATCATAAGTCATTTTAAAACCTCAATCTTTTTCACAACTGATCGTGGATATACAGTTACATTTCCAACATTAAGTTTATCCCCATCATAATTAAAAGAAGTAAATATTTTAACTGTCTTTGTATCTTTAGAAAAAAGATAACCTATATCTTCGCACCATGCGAAATTCATTCTATTGACATCATCAAGACTATCAAACCATGAGTTGTCATTCAATATATCTTGCCACACAATTTTTACTCTTTTGTATTTAAACTTTTTCGTACCACGCACTGTACAAATCCTCTAGTGTTACTTCATTATTAGTTACTTCCAAGATTTTCTTTACCATATCCGGATCCGGAAATCTTTTTACTTTAGCAGTTAAACACCATCTTTGAACTGACGTGCCGGGATTTTGTACACCTATAATGCCAAGCTCAAGTCCAAAATTATAGTAGGATAAACCTTTCTTTTTACGATATTCTTCGAGTGTCATAAGTCCTTTCTTTATCTGATATGTATCTATATATATTATATTATTTTCTTTACAATAGAAAAAAATAATATATACATAGTGGAAAAACTAAAGGAACTTATGAAACTTAGGGAAAAAACAAAAGAACAATTAGTAGAAGAAGCATTTGCAATATTCAATGGTGGTGATGGTTTAGATCATTGGTCCTACAGTTCAACCTCTACACCTTTTGCAAAAAATATAATTCAATATACTTTTCCGGAAAAAATTAGAAGGTCTTGGTTGTGGAGATACAAACCTAACTTTGGAAATCTTGTAAACAATACAGTGCAAAGATTAATTGCAGATGTTTTATACAAATCAAAAACTTCTGTAGTTACAGAGTGGGACCGGGATTATAATGTAAGTTTTAATAAAGAGCTAGAAGAAATAAATAAAAAAGATCCGGTAGATAAAAAGGATGACTATGCAAGAAAGGAAATGCTAAGCTATGCACACGATTGTATAGGTATTACAAAAAAAGTTATTAAAGATTTGATTGGAGATGATAAATTAATTTGTGAGCAGTATGTAAACCACAAAGAATTTACTATGATCAAACCGATCACCGGTAGAGTGGATTATCTGACAGATAAATTATTTATAGAATTAAAAACAAAACCACCAAACATTAGAAAGGTTAAGAACAAGGATGAGTGGTACATGAGTACACAAGAACTACCCACTGAACCTGCAATAGATAACCTAACACAGACTTCATTTTATTATATGACTACCAAGAAGGTACCATATTTAATTTATGTAAATGATAAAGATCATATCATCTTTGATCAATCGCATGAGTTAATGAGTGAAGAACATCTGGAGCATTTATATTTTAAGATGGTTGAAAAGATTGTACTTTGGGAACGTATGATTATGTTTTGCAAAGGCAATCTGTCTGAACTTGCATTGATGTGTGAGCCACCAGACATGAACCATTATTTTTATTATAAAGATTTAGCACCAGAACAATTAAAACTAATAACTAACCTATGGGGAATAAAACATGACTAAAAAAAATATATATCAAAAGTTACATGCTGCCTGTTTGAGCGCAAAAAGTGTAGTCAAAGGTCAAAAGAAAAATGGGATGCACTTCAATCCATTGCTGCATGATGATGTTCAAGCAACCGCAACACAAGCATTACTAGACAATGACTTGTATGTAACTTGTAATTATTTAACAGAGATCGTACCTAATATTAAAAAAGTTATGGTTGTATGTACTATGAAAGTGCATGATGTTGATGATCCAACACAACATATACTTATTGATGGCTGTTCATCATTCGGAGATATTAGTATGTTTGGTACCGGACAAGCTATGTCATACTCAAGAAAGTATGCGTTTCTAAATTTATTAAATCTTAAAACAGGTATCAAAGATGAGGATGGCTATGAAGCCAAACCATTTGAAGAATATTCTACAGAGCAATCTGTCGAACAAAATTCTTTAGAAGAATCTAAAGAAGAACCTACATACTTAGATGAAACTATAGATGTAGAAGAAATGAAACGTGCTTTGAAAGCAACTAACTCTTTAGCTGAATTCAATGAAGTTAAAGATTTAATTAGAAAAGACGTTGAGTTTCTATTAAGAAACAACTTACGAGCATATAGGCAAGTAACAGACATTGCTGAAACTCGTGAGACACAACTAACAAATGATCAGCAAAGCTGATGATAACAAAGGAGGAAACAATGAGTAAAGATGTAGTATGGTGTAATCTTGTAAGAAATCCAAACAAGACCGAACCGAAACAACCGGATTGGGTGGCACCACCAAACACAGATGCACCGGCAGGAAAGAAGTGGACCAAAGGTGTGAAGATGTCAGATGGTAGCTGGTGGAACCAGTGCGCTTGGGATGAACAAGATGGAGAAGGAAATGTTGTTGGCATAACTGTCAAGATTTCACCACCTACTCCTAATGATAACAAACCTAATACTCCAAATAAAGGGTTTCAAAGTAAACCTAATTATGGTAATAAACAATCATATAAGTTTTAATTAACTTATATCTAGTCTTGGGGGAGTTTTTTTTCTAATTCCCTTTCAGTAGTTTTCTTCCCCAAGACACCTCTCTCAATATGGATAAGAAAATAACAGATATAGATCAAGAAATTGAAAAGAAGATTATTGATGATCGACAAAAAGATTATGGTAACTATCAAGAAAACTTTGTAATGTTAGCAGAAATGTTTACAATCATTTTGTTTGATAGTTTAAAAAAAAAAATTAAACCACACCAAGTAGGTCAATTAATGATGGCTCTAAAACTATATAGATCAACTAAAAATTTCAAGGCTGATAACTATTTGGACCTTAGTGTGTATAATAAAATGACTAAAGAAATACACAAAAAAGAGGTTGCCAAAAAGGATAAAGTATGACAAAGTTCCGAAGAATTATCAATGGAGAATGTTCGTTCCAAATGATCGAACTATTTGATGATGTAAAGAAAGCTGCAAACAATTCTAATGATGGAGAGTTTGTAGAATGTAAAATCGAAGATTTAAAAATTGATTTTACAACAGTAAAAAAGGAGCATGATGGAACAAATCCGATTGCGTCTGCAAAAGCTGAAGGATCTTCAAGCGAAGAAACATATGGAATATCTGGAAGCTAAGCAAAAAGTAAATGAGTATCAGAAAGATTCTTACTCTTTGCTTTGGCAAATTGAGCAGACAAAAGAAGAGTTGATGACAGTAAAATAGTTATTAACTTCATAGTTGAAAAAAACGTGAACTAACTGTAGGGGATCTATGACTTTAAAACAAAGAGAAATCTTTGCAGAATTAAGATTAGCTATGATGGCTGGTCAATATTCAAACTTATCAAAGAAAGAAAAACTAATTTATAAAAATGCTTTTAAGAATGGTTATAAACTAGCGCATAAACATATAAAAAAAAATAGAGAATATAAACCAAGAAAAATTATTAATTATCAATTTAGCAATATTAATCCTAGTATCGTAGAAGCTGTGATTAACAGAGTGTGTGTGAGGTATGAGATACATAAGAAAACTTTGTTAGGCAAATGTAGAACTCAAGACGTAGTTCGTGCAAGAAATATTATACACAATATTTTAAATGATAAATACAATATGAACTTAACTAATATTGGTAGGTACTTCGGACAAGATCACACTACAGTATTACATTCAATACAAATGAAAGCTAACAAAGAAAGATTTTGGGGTCCAGAACAAACTATCTGGAATGAATATTTAGATTTAATTAATTAAGTTCTTGCGTAGTTAGGTTTCTTACCTTGTCTAGTTTTTCTTTCAGCTTTCTTTTTTCTTGATACTGCTGAAGCTCTTTGACTTGCAGACATGGCTCTAGCTTTAGCAGCAGGTACGCACTTTGGGTAATTTTTTCTTTTCTCTCCCTTGCTTCGACCACACTTAGGAAACCCTCCACCTTTCTTTGGATTAGCAATATCAACCCAGTTTGCTTGTACCCAAGATCGTAAACCTTTTGACATTACTTTCTTTTTTTTCTTGTACCTTTAGGTTTTATTCTACCACTACATACACCAGCTGCGTACATATTGGCATACGCAGATGGGTATACTTTAAACTTTCGTTTAGCAGCAGCCTTACCTTTTGCACAAAGTTTAGCCATTACTTTTTCTTCTTTTTCTTTTTGCTCATTTTTAATTTTCTAAAATCAGCAGCGTCTATTTTATTTGGATTACCAGCAACTCTAGCAATCTTCATTTGTTTTTTTGTAAGTTTTTTTCCCGGCATTATCTTTTACCTTTCTTCTTCATACCTTTTTTCTTCTTATCCATTTTCTTTTTTTTATCCATTGGTTTCTTCATTTTCTTTCCATAGTGTCCCGGCATTATTCATCCTCCTTGTTGTCTTCATCTTCATTATCTTCATCTTCATTGTCATCATCTTCCCAAGAAGATTCATCTTCAAATCCTATAGATAAATCTTCCATAGTATGATCATCATCATCTTTGATTACAATTTTATTTTCTTCAATAAGCTCTTTGATAGCTTTCTCTACTAACTCTTTGATTGACTGCGACATTTTTTTTCTCCTTTAATTTACGTTCACAATAATTATCAAAACAAGAACCATCTTTACCATCATGGCAAAAATACTTCTTACTATAAGTTATAATCCATCCACCCATGGTATTCAACAACTCTTTTTTGCACCATGTGCAATAACCACAGATAAACTCTCTGTATTTACTTTTGTTCCAAGTCTTTTTTCTTGACACTTTTCTTACAGTTAGGAAATTCAAAAGTTAAAACAT